TTTATTTTTCCTCCTTGTTTTCATCTTCGATAATTTCTAATAGTTCGTATAGTTTCTTTGTTGCAAGCTCCTTTATGGCCGTTTTAAGATTATCGGCAGCCACTGCTGGGGCGGTAAAGCTATTGTTTTTCCAATAGCACCAAAATACGGATATAAGCGTTAATGCACCAGTTATAAAATCGTTAATGGCTTCATTTTCGATTGGAATAAGCGGATAACCGGCCATTGTGCAAAACTGGTTAATTAAGGTTAAAACCAAAATAAACAGTCGGGCCAATGGCTTAGCATATAGACTTAAATTTTCTGGGTTGATCTTCATTTTTTCCCTTCTCTCCTCTCTATGGATTCATTCGACTTTTTGTTTTATGGGCCTGCTCGGCCAAAAACTCGTTAATCTCGTCAATAGATTCATCCACGTTTCCATTGTTCCTTTTCCCAGATACGGCTTCCAGACAGGAACGCATAGAGCGCATGAGAATATAGCGTTCTACTGCGCTTACATCAATATCGTGCTGCTGCTTGCGCTGCCAGCTCTCCACGTCCCCGATCCGATCGTTTAACATGTTTATTTGCTTGTCCTGCTGCTTATCTGGATGGATGAGCTTGTTATATAGCCATTGGCGCGCTGGCTTGTAGAAAAACATAAAGCAAGCACATATCCCCATCACCCATCCAGCATACTGCGAAAGTGTTTCGATTGTCATTTTTCCTGTTGTCCTCCTAAAATTTGCATTATTAAAGGGCCTCTCGGCCCTGATCTGTACACCTATAACACCTCTTTCTATGCAACGCTTAACCGCTGCTCCAGCTGCCAAATTTTGCTTTTAAGTTTACCTATTTCTTGCTGTAAATGTTCGATCTTGGCATCGCGTAGGTCGTTTTCCAGTATTACTTCTTTAACTGCTTGTAATGTTACACCACTCATTGTGTAACCATCAATGGCTGAATTGTCATAATTTTGTAATAAAGTTGGGGTTTTAAACCCTCCACCGATAACAAGACCCACCTTAGGCGTTGCTCTGCCTCTTTCTTTTTCGTCTTTCAAAAAATAGCTATACACGTCTGTATTTCTAATCACATTCAAAGCATTTTCAAATGGTTTAATATCTGTTTTATATTGCACTAAAGAACTGAAAGAAACATTTGAAGCTTTTATTTCTATGTAAGCGGTATGTGGATAATTAACACATTCTACAGCATAGTAGCTTTTTAAATAAAGCGTTTGCCCAGCAAAACCTACATAAGATTTTGCTTGAACCTCGTTGTTAAACACAAATTGATTTGCTGTAAATTCAACTACATTGTCTTTAAATATCGTCGAATAATAATCTTTCCCATCGGAACGCCGAAAAGCAATTCCTATTTGATTTCCCGTCGGCGCAACGATGTTCATTCCATTCACTCCGCCACCACCATAACCAATAAATCGCGCACCTTCAATGTCACCATTTTGATACGCGTTAACTACAATTTGACCATTTTGTATTTTTACACCTGTTTTCCCTGTTGAAGTAGACTTTTGGTAAATTATGCCAGTAAAAGTTAGATTTCCATCTGTCTCCCCGTACAGTACATTGGTTCCGGCGTTGTTCTGTATCTTAATGCCGCCACCCTTAACGGTCAATCCGGTGTTATCCATCGTGAATTTTGTAGTGGTAAACTTGGTGCCGCCGTTGATGGCCGTTGTAAAGGTCGTGATCAGGCTTGTGGCGGTCAGCTTGCTTTCAGCGGTGCTCACACGGCTGGTCAGATTTGTCAGGCCGTTAGCTGTAGTGGTCGCTTTAGTTTCGACGGCAGTCACACGGCTTGTAATGCCATTAACATTCGTTTCGAGTGTAGCTGTACGATTTTCCACCAATTCTATGGATGCGTCTGTGTCCTCTTTGGCAGGCGTCCAATCCATTGGCGGTCGGATGTCTCCTTCATACATGGTTGCCCAATTAATGGTACAGCGCGTTGATCCACTTGGATAGTTATAAATATTTACCTGTGTTGTGGTTAACGATGCAGGTGTTGTAACCACAATATATTGAGTTTTTGCTGTAGTCGTTACAGGAAAATAGCCTCCATGAAAAGAACCATTATTAAACCATACCCCTATTTTTTGAGTCGCTACACTTGTAAAGCCATTTATAACAAGTGTGTATTTTGTATTTGTTTTAAGGTTAGAAGTCGCAAAATTACGTGTATTATAACTCGTGTTCGCAGAAGAACCCCCACTATTTCTTAAGATATTCCTTACGCCAATTTGTAAATTAAAAAATTCTGTCTTTGTAGTATAGGTTTGGCTAACTGTCTGAGTTATTTGGTTTGCCTTTTGGTCGATGGCACTGTTCATCTGTGTGGTGGTGCTATAAGAAGCAAACTTACCATCAACGGTATTTAACTGTGCTTTGGTGGCATATGTTGTGCTTACCGATTGCGTGATCTGATTGGCTTTTTGATCAATGGCACTGTTCATGGCCGTGGTCGTGGCATATGAAGCAAACTTACCATCAACGGTATTTAATTGTGCTTTGGTGGCATATGTCGTGCTTACCGTTTGTGTAATCTGGTTGGCTTTCTGATCGATGGCGCTGTTCATGGCCGTGGTCGTGGCATAATTGGCAAACTTCCCATCTACCGTATTTAGCTGTGCTTTGGTGGCATAGCTGTTTGAAACAGTGCTTAAGATACCGGTTTTACTTTGCTCAATAGCGCTGTTCATCTGGCTAGTGGTGCTGTAGCTTGTAAATTTGCTGTCCACTGCCGATATACTCGCGTCGAAGTCCTCGGGCGCTGGTGTCCAATCCGTGGCCATTGTTCCTTTTTCAAGTTTTACAGAACATTTTCTTACTTCTATCCATTGCCCCACTGCTGACGCTGTCCCACCAATAAAAATCCGCGAGGCTTTGGCATTGTTTGAAACGTATATGAAAGTCACTTCAATTTTCTGAAATATTGTTTCGCTTAAGGCATTCACTTGTCTGGAAAACATTAAGTTCGGTGTTGGGGTTCTTAATATGAATAACTCTAAAGAATTTATATTTCCCCTGATCTCCGCACTGAACGTATATTTTTCACCATTTACCATATCAATGGCGACGGCTTCAGTCATAGCGCTTTGAACCGCTGTGTTCCAAACAATTTTATTTCCTTCATCTGTTTTAGTTAATGCTACGTATGAACTATAAGCATTCCATTTTGTTTTAAATTCGGTATTTTCGACAATGTTTCGCCCTCCAACTTCTAAATCGTTGAAGGTCGCTTTTGTAACGTATGTATCTGATACGGTCGATTTAAAGCCGTTCAGGTTGCTTTCCAGCGTTGTTACCTTGGTATTCAAACTGGTAACGGTGCTGCTGTCGGCCTTGCTGCTGACTGTGCTTTGTAAGCTGGATACTGTGGATTTCAAGCCGTTCAGTCCGCTTTCCAGTGTACCGACACGGTTTGTAACCGCAGTGACGGTCGTTCCGTCTGCTTTTTGTTGGACGGTCTGGTTTAGGCTGGTATAGCTGTTTTCTAATCCCTGTAAGTTCTGATTAAAGGTGGCCTGCTGGCTTTTTATGCTGGTAATATCACCCGTTGCCGCGTCGATGGTGCTTTGCTGGTTGCCAATGGTGGTTTGAATCCCTTCCACAGTCTGAACGGTTTTTTGGTACGCATCCTTAAGCTGGACGGTTTGTCCGTCCTTTGTGATGGTCGTATTCTGGATCAGGGTATCAATACGGCCCTTTTGCACGTTGATGGCCGTAGTGTTTGTTTCACCGGCAGTCTTTGCAGCATTGGCGATCCCTGACACGTTGTTTACGGTGCTGGTCATGGTGCTAAAGGCGACTTTTAAGGTCTGCCCGGCGCTGTCCATCTGCACAATGCTGCTGTCGATCTTAGTGATACCGCCGTTAATGTTTGTTACAAGGCTTTGGATGTCGATTTTTGTTCCAGCGATATTCGCGTTATCGGCCACCATATCATCACGGATAATCCCGGTTTTAATCCCAGGGGCGTGCAGTCCTTGGATGGCATCAAACATTAAACTGCCGCTTTTATCCCAAACATACATGGAATATTCGCCGTTTGCGTCTTTTCCAATTTGTACCCGGATGGTGGTTCCTTCTTTAATCTGGATGGTATTGTCTTTTATGGAAAGGTTTCCGTTTTCGCTGCCGATTTCAACCAGCATTGTATTAATTTTACCAGCGGTGATTTTCCCAGCGGCCACGCTGCCGATCATCGCATTGGTGATAAATCCGTCCCGTATGGTCAGGCTGTCGGATGTGATCCCGCCGGCCTGTATATTGGCAGAAGTCAAATTTCCATTGACCAGTGTCTTGATATTTGCCACATCGGTGCTTAAGGTTCCGATCTTAGCCACTTCTATTTCTGCGGTCGTGATCCTGGCCTCTACAGCCTGTAAATCCTTTATATCGGCTTTTAAAATCAACGCCTGATTGATGGTAGCGTTGTCGGCCAGCAGTTTTTCAATGTTGGCATTGGCGGCGTTGAGCTGCTCAATGGTTGCCAGTTTGATAATAGCCGTGTTAATCTCAGCCATACCTGTTTCTAATATGGCGATCCGACCAACGGCAGCGGTTAGCTCTTGTATTGTGGCTTTTTCGGCAAAAAGTTGTTCTATTTTCGCCGTATTGGCGATTAAAGTCGTAGCCTTAAGCGTGGTAACCTCTAAATCCCCGATTCTGGCCTTTATGGCGTTTAATTCCTGTGCATATATGTTTTGTACGTTCAGGGTGATGGCATCCAGATCAAGGGCTGAACTGGCGATTTTCCCATCATCTGACGTGATGTTGTTGACGGTGCTGTTTACATCGTTCTGCTCCTGCTGGATTTCTTCAAAGCTGGCGGTACGGTTGGCAAACTCGCAGGTGTTTCTTTCGGGTTCGTCGGGATACTCTACCATCTTGACAATCCGCTGCTTTTCCTTGGTGCCGGTGGCGCTGTCCACCAGCTCGACGGTGTCCCCCAGGCCAAAGTCTAAAATCCTGTAGGTTTTTGGACTGGCTTTAGCAAGGTCGAGAATATCCCCGGAGTAGGCCACTACAGGTTTGCTGAGTTCCTCCAGTTTTGCCGTGGTATCCTCCAAAAGGCTCTGGGCGTTGGTATAGCGTTCATCCTTCCAGTATTTTGTTAAAACTTTATTGCTATACTGGTGATTTTCTACATAATCTTTCCCGCCGTTGATCTCCTTAAAGGTCAGTCCGTCCTTCCCTTCTGCCTTTATCCGGGTACAAAAATCATAGCTGGTTGACTGTATGGTCAATTTTCGCAGATTAAGGGTATCGGTAAAGTACATACCTTTGTCCTGCCCACGTTTTTCTGCTATGTGTATCTTTTTGTCGATGGTGTCGAACCAGATTTCACAGCGGTATGTTTTCCGGGCCTGCTGTATAATATCCCATCCGCTGCACTCTGTTTTTCGGATGGTGCGCCGCTTCGTAACAGTGCAACTTCCAATTATCCAGCCAGTGCCGGCTATTGCCAGTTTTAAACAATCGTCTATGGTCTGTTCCACCGATTCAAAACGCGGCCAGCATATCCCTTCTAAATCTTCTACGTTTAAGGTCGCCTTTACACTGCACCAAAGGTTGCTACTGTCTGGCTGCACTTCTTTTATAGTATATTCGTCTGTTTTGGTACGAATATAGGCTTCATTAACCAGCCGCGCAACCCCTTCTATTGGATATAAAAAAGAAAGCGTCCCATCTCCTGTGGAGAGGACGCTTTCTACAGTGGCGGCTTTTGCGACGGCCAGCCCTGCTATTTTGTTATGGTTTTTATCATAGAGCTGTAGAAACATAGTTTTCAGCCCCTTTCATCGTCATTACTCTGGTTCTCCGTCTAACATAACCTGTAACCCGTAAAGGTCATTACCGGTTAAATCCTCACGGTTTTTAATATCATTAAAATTAATCATACGGAAATTTACAGTAACTTTTTCATCTAAAAGCTGGTCGAGTTCTTCTAAATATTCTTGCATCTTTCCATTTTGAATTGCAGCATTTCCCTGCTGATCCTGAATGATCTGGCCTTTTTCATCCCGCTTTGCGTACTTCTTTCCCAACTCAGCCTTAGTTTCGGCATAATCTTGGTACTCTGCTTTAAGTGCTTTAAGATTTTTTCCGATGGCAAAGGCCACACGAACCGGATAGGTCTTTTCTGCTGCCGCTTGTAAAGCATTTGTAATATCAATTAATTCTCTGTTTGTAAGTTCCATTATGCTTGTCCTCCATTATTGTCCGCTCCGGTTAAAAGGGCGGTGATTTTTGTTAAAAACTCAGCGGTTTCGGCTTTTACAGTAGATGCGTTCTGCTGGACGGCATCGGGGTTCAGCTCGTAAGAATTGTAGGTCAGGCCACCCCGATCGGTGATTTCGGCCTCCCGATTCATGATCTGCATGGTTCCGGCGTTTTCATCCATTTCAATTTCCGTCACGCCTGTTAACTTGATGGTTCTTTTTTCATTTACTTTTAACATTTTGTTTCTCCTTTATTTTTTAAATATAGCGCGGACAGTACCGCAATGTAATATCAACGTTATTTCTGGACACGGAAATGTTATTTTCTCCGGGCTTAAGCCGTGGAAATATCCACATATCGGTATCGCCGTATTTATTTGTGCCATCGGCTAAAGTTACCAGCCCTTTTTCTCCGTCCACAATAACTTTCTGGCCGCCTTTAAGCGGCTTGATAAATTTTATGGGTTCATCGCTGCTGCTGCGCTCATCCCAGCCCACACCGATTATGGTCAGGTCTGCGATGTCCGCAGATGGTGTTATTTCCAATATGCAAGGGGTAAGAACGTTTCCCCCTGCCGTTACCCTTTTTGTCAATGTCCTATTTATAAGTATGGTCTGCTCAGTGTCAAATTCATAACCGATAAAGGTAATGGTCAGGCGCACGGCCTTTTTACTTACGGTTTCGGTTCTCTCGTTTTCGGTCATTTTTACCTTATACTGATGTTCCCGGTTGTCAAAGGACAAGGTGACAGGCTTAAGCAGCGCTGCAAGCAGGTTGCTTATATTCTGTTCTACTAAATCTTTTGTTTCTGCCTTAAAAAACAGTTCTACCAGCAAGGATTTAAAAGTATGCTTTGTTTTATCCCAGACCGGTGTCAAGCTGCCGGTTATCCATTCATCGGCAGCCTCTAAACTAACATCGGTTATGTCCATTTTTAAAAATGCAGCATTAAAGTCTTTAATGCTTTTTCCATCTATCTGCAACTACCTTACCCTCCTTTTCGTCATGGCTAAATTGCTGCCGGTAACCTTGATAATATAGGCTTCCAGTGCTTTATTGCCTATTTGTATCGGAATCGTTATAGCCATTTTTTCGGCTGCTGTGGTATTTTGCGGTGTTTGGCGTGTTTCATGATTCACATTGCGAAAAATCGCTTCAATGCGGTTATACATCTGGTTAAGAGGTACAACGGCCTCCGGGCTGTCGCCAACGCCGTTATTGGCATCTCCGACCCCGATAATAGAACGTTTGTTGAAAATACCCCCGCTGGAAAACCATTCTATACCTGCACTGAAATGAGGTACTCTTGGCGGATTTAATGAAAATCCCCCGCTTACATGTACCACAGGTAACGGTATTCTCGGCCTCGGCATACTTACATCGAAAACACTTTTTATCCTTCCAAACTGGCCGGATACGTTCCCGACCTGCCCACCTACGCCGTCCGCTACGCCTCGGCCGCCGTCTGCACCCTTGTTGTTCATCTGGCTATAGAATCCTCCAAAGGCGTTTACGCCGGTCTGTGCCATATTGGTAGCGGTGCCGCCAAATGGGCCTATTTTTGATGCAAGCCCACCTTCTGCACCGCCTCCCAGGCGTTTTCCCTGTTCGTTGAAATTCCCTTCATGTGCACCTACTGCATTGGCAGCATTTTGAGCACTGTCATTGGCCTTTTGAGTAATGTCTGGGCTTTTTGACCAGTATCCCCATCCCAGCGCCTCGCCTAAAGAACCGCCGACTGTATGCCACGTCATTTTGCTTTCCCCTGACCCTACGGAACCTGCGGCGTTCTGTGAGATTTGCCCTGCTGTTCTGTCAAGCTCCGGTGACTTTTCTTTCATGGCATCCATATATTTTTGAATGGCATCGCCGCCGGCTTTATACATATCTGCTTTGACTTGTTCGGCTGCCTGTACTGGTTCACCAGTGATTTGTGAAATAAGCTCAGATTGTTCGCCTCGCAGGCCATTTACTTTTCCGGCTGCTTCATCTAAAGCTTTATTATTATCTAATTGCTGCTTGGTTAAGTCATTAGTACGCCATGCGTATTCATCAACAATAAGCTTTGCTTTTTCCTGTTCATTTCGCACATTCGCGTATTTTCCTTCTATTTCGGATAACACGGACGCTTGTTGTTCCTGAATGCTTTTCCCGTTGGCTACAAGGTCTTGGTAGTTTTTTTCAGCTGCCGCTAGATCATCTGTATTCTGGGCAATCTGTTTATATGCTTCTGCTGCCTGAGCCTGTTGTTTATAACTATCAATGACTTTAAAAATTTCCTCTCTGGTCATTGACAGTTTTCCTGTTTCTTCATCAATACTTAGATTCAAGCCTTGAATTTTGCTGTTTAATTCGTCAACAACCGGCTGCATAACAGCTTTTGCATTTGTCGTGCCTCCATACTGATCATTTAATTTCATCAGCTGCTCAACAAGCCCTTGATTGCTCAGCACCTCATCTTGTATTGATTGCAGACTTCCCTGTCGTTTTTCGATGTTTGTTTGAATACTCTGATTTAATTCTCCGGTTTTATTAATAAGATCTGTTGATTTATCTATGACTGCTTGTGATCCGTCGCGTACCATCAAGTTCCGCTCATACCAGCTTCCCAATACTGCCAGTGTTCCCGGAATCGCAGCCGCAACGGCTACGGTTCCAGCACCCACACCCGCAATCGCGCTTGATGCTGAACCGGCTGAACTTGTCGCTCCACCTAAAGACGGAAGCAACGTTTTAAGTCCTCCTGTAAGTTTCGACACGCCGCCCGCCGCTGTTTTTCCAACGGTTCCAACGGTTTTACCTTTTGTGACAAATTCAGCTATTTTTGGAACTACTTTCCCAAAAGTGCCGGTTAAAGTTGCAACGCCTTGCCCGACACGTCCCACGCCGGATAGCAGCGGGCCGGTAACGGCAACGGCAGCCAGACTTTTTATGATAAACTCCTGCATTTCAGGTGTAAGTGATCCCCACCACTCGGCAAATGTTTCTAAAGCGTCTGCGCCTTTTTCCAGAATCGGCACAAGGCTTTCCATAATCACTTCCCCGGCATCTGCGCCGGCGATTTTAATTTTATTCATGGCAACTTTTGCCCGGTCGCCGCCGTCCATAAGCGCCCCAAAGGTATTGTCAAGGGTTCCCCCAGAATCCTCAATGGTTTTTAAAAAATCTTCATATGAAAAACGGCCTTGCTGGATAGCGTCCACTAAATCCGGCCCGGCCTTTGTTCCAAAGATTTCCATTGCTTCCTGTGCAGTGATTGAACCGTCCTGAACGCCTTTTACAAGGTTGCTAAATTCTACCTTTGCGTCCTTTCCTTCTTTCATCCAATTGGAAATCGCCTTTTTCATACCGGAAAATGCAATCTCTGTATTCACGCCGGCTTTTTCCCATTGTGCGAAAATCGCAATGGATGAGGCGGTATCAAATCCTAATTGCCGCATTGGCGCGCCGTATTTTGCAAGGCTCTCAGTCAGTGTTTCTACGGAAATCCCACTGGCTTGACTGGCTTTTGCCAGCTGGTCTAAGAGGGTTTTATATTGGCCGGTTTCTATCCCGGCATCCCCCATTGCCCGGCTGACAAGCCGCACGCCTGTAACAGAATCCACCCCAGTAATCCGGGAGAACTTTAAAAAGTCCTCGCTCATGGTTTGCAGGTCGTCACCCATTACACCAAATCGGGTGTTTACTTCACCTACTGCGCCGCCGATTGCGTCAAAGCTGTCTGGAATCGTCCCAGCCACCTTACGATATATCCGGTCGAGTTCCTCGCCTTGTTCGCCAACGGCTCCGGTCGCGTTAATTAAAATATCCGCGCCCTCGTCCACCTCGTTAAAGGCTGCTACCGCGGCAGCGCCACCGGCCACAATTGGGGCGGTTACATGCATGGTCATACTGTCGCCAACATTTTTTAACTTCCCTGATGCAGAATCCAGCTTTTTGGTAAACTCGTCGATCTTAAAAGAAGCCAGCTCACCATTTACCTTTTTCAGGGCAGACTCATTATTTGCTACCTCTACCCGCATTTTATTCAGGGATGTTGTGGCCTTGTTTATGGCGTTCTCAGTGCTTTCTATGGCATTTTCGTTGTTCTTTTGGGCATTTTTAAGCTTATCAAGGGTATCCTCCAGCTTTTTTGCCTCGGTACTGTTTTCCCCGTAGGTCGCCACTGCCTTTTTATAAGCAGCTGTGGTTGTATCAACTTTTTTTGTTAGGTCGGCCTGTGTGGCTTTTTGTTTCTCTAAACGCTGTTCAAGGGTTTTTATATGGTTTGTCTGTGTTGTCAGCTGAGTGTTTTGCAGATTCAGGGCTTGTGTAAGAGCTTTCTTTTTTCCCTCTAAAGTAGCATCTGCTTTCCCCAGCGCTTTAGCCTCGGCTTCACTGGCTTTCATTTCAGAATTAATTACTTTTAATTCTGCTGCCATTTTCTTAGACGCTTGTGTAAACTCGCTGGTGTTGGCTCCTACTTTAATAACTGCATAATTACCCGCCATTTTCTTTTGCCTCCTTCCTTAATTGCATGTCATAGGCGATAATATCCAACATTTCCAGATAGTCCGCGCTGATTGCGTCCATATAGCTGTTATTCAGATGATTTACAGAATATAAAACCATTTGATCAATCATTTTAATACAATGATCTTCCGGCTTTTCTTCTGTTTCTTCAATATAGCCCTGTTCCTCTAAATATGCGCCAATAACGCTTTTTTTCTTTTCAACGGGTGCTATATCCAAAATTTCAAAAATACGTGTATATGCGTCATTTATGCGGTTCAAATAAATGTTAAGCCAATATTGCATTGCCATATAATCAACATACAGGGTATTTTCGTCAATTTCTCCTAAAAAGAGCGCCGGTTCAGTATCGCCTTTAAAATATTTCCTTAGTTGTCCGGCTGTAATTCGTTTGGCAGTTCGTCGCTGCCATTGGTAAAATTTTCTTCCACCTCTAAAAAGAGAGCATTAAACTTATTGATCGTTTCGTTTTGGATACCATAGAAAAAATATGTAATTTCTTCCACGCTTACATTTTCTGTAATCTCCTCTGGCTTTAACCCAAAACATAAGGCCATTGCCGACGACAATTCTTTAAGCTGTTCCTCTGTGTATGGTTCTTTAAACAGGTCTTTCCCTTCACAGGCGTTCCATGCTTTAACAACGGCCTGATGCTTTGCGATGGTAAACGCCCCTGAATCGTATTCTTTATCTTTAATAGTAATTTTCATCCGGTCACCTTACGCCTTTGCTATTACAATAGCCTTACCGGCCTTTTTACACAGTCCCTTGCTGTCTACTTCAGCGACAACAATATCATTCCCGGTTGCGGCGGTAATCTCGGCGGTGCCGTCCCATGCTGTCCACCCGCTTAAATCGCGGTTAACACTTGGCATTGCAACGGTCACATCAGATTTATATTTATAAGTGTTCCCAGATGCTTTGTCCGGTGTAACCGTCAAGGCGGTCTTTCCCTTTGCTGTGCCGGCGGCCGATGCTACGGTCAAGCCCGTTGCCACAACACCTGCCGTTAAGGCCGGTTCCTGTACAGCACTAAACCAGCTTTCAATGGCCTGCTTTGCGTCAGTATGTTCAGCCAAAAGCTGTTCTTCATCAACGATATTGGCGTAAAGGTGCTTTTTCTTTCCGTCAATTTCCTGTTCCAGCTTTCGGTTATAGGCTTTTCCCTTAAGGCTGTTGGTCTGGGTTTCGACCTTATCCGCTTTGGTATTATAGGTAACCTCATCCCCTTGGTTAAACTTCAAACAGTAATACTGAGAGAATTCATATAAGCCATTTGCAAGTTTTGACATCCAACTGAGCGCAAGCTCTTTCTGAATATCCTCGGCTGATTTCATCAGAAAGCCATTTTTAAAGAGCTGTCCTAAAAAAAGTTCCCTCTCCTGCGGGGCAAGACGGTTGATCTCCATTTCAATATCACTGTCGATATATTCGGTAATTACTTCCTCTACACCGTCCTCTGAATAGGTGGTTTCCGTTGCGAAATTGTCGGTAATTTTCATGGAAATGGCCCCATTAATGTGCACCGGTGTATCTGCTTCGTATTCTGTTTTGGTATTTTTTAAAATTTCTGCGGCGTGAATGTTCATCAATCCGCGGGTACGTGTCTTTTTAATTACTTCCTGCATTATAATTCCTCCAAATAATAAAATTTCAATTCCTGATGGTAGTAGTCAATCTCCCTTAAATACTCATAGCCGGTGCCTGTCCAGACAAAGCCGGCATTGCGCATATATTTTATGGCATCCACTTTCATTTTGTGGACTTCCCGGCTGTCTTTTCCAAAAACATCGACCGACACAACATGTTCAACGCTTTCTATTTCATCATCGGCAAAACTCTTTGGCGTTTCCTCGATCTGCTGAAATACAATGTGCGTTAAATCTATGTCCTGTCGGTACCATGATTCAAACACCACCTGCTTGTCCGGATGCTGTAAGTATACAAGGGCATCAAACACTTTTTCAGATATATCTTCAAGTTTAAACACTCATGACCTCCTGTAGCAACCGGGTGTATTCTTCCACACCCAATTTGTTTATCATTTCCTCTATGTCCGGGGTGGTTTTTGAGAAAATTCCCCGCTTTTTAATGCTCGGTGTACGCCTCCCATTGCTGGTTATGGTGCCGCCTGCGCCGGTTTCCTCAAATTTCGCATAGAAATTCGGGGAGTTATCCGATGGATACCATCCAATATCAGCACCTAAAAGCCCTTTTTTCTTTGTTAGTTTTCCTATTGGAATCTCGTCACGTGAATGTGCGAAAGGACTTGAGCGGGGTTTTTTATGTCTTTTTGGGCCTGAACCAGAAATATCAGCGGAAACAGGCAGCTCCTTAGAAACGCGCTCAGCAGCTGTCTGTTGTCCTTTTTTTATAATCTTACGATTTGCTTTATCTAAGAGTTTTGAACCGCCGATTTCTTCTATTTGTTCCTGTAGCTTTTTAAAATCGCTGTAATCCAATGTGATCCGCATCACGTCACCGCCTTACAACGGATTTCCACCCATTTCTTGGTATTCTTGGCAAAATCCACGTCATAAATTTTGTATTCCTGATCTTTAAATAGCACCTTAAAGCCCTTAAAATTCCACATTTCTTCCATCATTTTGCAATACCGCACCTTAAATAAAAGCGTATTTTCCAGTTCGGCATTGATGGCATTATACCGCTCAGCCCCTTTCAGGCTGAGCGGTTCGGCCCACGGTTCACGAAAAAGCTTGTCCGGCTGCTTTACAGGCCGGCCTTTTTCCAGTTTATCTGGCTGTTCCTGCATGATTTTTATTTTTACATATCCTCCCATGCTGCCGCCTCCAATATCTCAAAAATTGTGGTTACGATTGTGGACTTCTTAGTATCGGCTGGCACCTCTACCGCCCGATTTTCGTACATATCGTTAATGATTTTCTTTTGCACCAGTTCGGCCACGGGCGTATACTCCGGCTTGTCTTTAAAGGCCATTCCTACCGTTTTTGTGATATATAAATCTGAAACGGTAATCAACTCCTCTAAAAATTTGTCGTCGTCTGAAAAATCAATTTTCAGGTATTCTTTAATTTGTTCCTTGGTTACGCCCATGCGCTACCCCCTTAAGCTTTTGCGGTTACCGTGGTTTTTCCTGCCTTGACACAACGTTTATTTGCGTTGACCTCTGCAATACAAATCACATTGCCAGTAGTAGCGGTAATGTCGGCGGCACCGTCCCAATCCGTCCAGCTGGTCAGATCAGCGGCCACTAATGGTGTATCTACTTTATCGGCAGTCTTGTATTTATAGGCGTTTCCGGTTGCTTTTTCCGGTGATACAGTCACCTTTGTCTTTCCGGCTGCGCTTCCCGCTGCACTCACAACGGTCAGGCCGGACGCGTCAACGTCGGGCGCGCCGGCTTTCGGTGTAAACTCAATTTTCTTGCAAGCGCGGTTATCCAGTTTTTGTACGTCAAAGCGTTCCAGCACTCGAATGGCCGTTTGATTATAGGCAAATAACACTTCTTTTGAGGTCGCAACTTCATAACCTTTACGGTCAAAGAATTTAATCAGCGCCCACAAGTTGACAACATAGAACACCACTTTGCCAGCGGTCGCCGGCAGGTCAGCATCATCCAGTGTTACAAGGGGTTTCCCGTTGAAAATGTCTTGTCCGTTCACACTGGTAACAAGGTTTAAATCCCTTCCTAAAGCGTCTTTTTTACTTTTCAAGTAAACATAGCCGGATAAGTTTGTTAAAACGACAATACCAGCTCGCAGGCTTGGCAAAACTGCGTTCATGGCGTTTTCTACATCGGTATATTCTTCTGCGCCCTCTACCTCGCTCGCTTCGGCCTTGACAATATCTAAAATAGCGTCATTCTCCGTTAAAACGGACGCTTCGGCAAATTCTGGCTTTACAATATTCTGGATAATTCCGACCACTTCATCATCGGTCAAGCTGTTTTCAACCGTTAATAATTTTCCATAATCATCCACGCTGTAATTAATATTTTCTGTTCCAATGTTTCCTTCTGGAATCTTTTCACCGGATGTCAGATTACTTAATTTGTTGTTTCCGATCTTTGCAAAAGGCATTTTTCCGTTATGCTTAGTCACGGAAATAACATGGCAATAGGGTTTCAGCGCCGGGAATCCTTTACGCAGTAATTGCAGGTCATTAATAAAATCCTCTGGCAGCACCGCGCCATTATCGGCCAATGTGACCAGCGCCCTTTCTTCCTCGGTTGTTGGACGGTTTAACAAGATTTTCGCAATTGCGCGGTATTCCGGTACATCATCCGTTTTATGGTTTTGGTTTGCTAAATAGCGGTGTTCCATGTCCGCAACTTCCCGCTCTCTCTTGTCCGCATCCGTGATTAAATCATCAAGGGCCTGCATTTCATTGTTGAGCAAATCAATCTCGGCGTTAATGCTTCTTAATTCCTCGGCGGTTTCAACGCTTTTCGCGCGGGTTGCTAACTTTTCTTTTTGTTCTTTTTTTGCATTGTAAATTTTTAATAATTTATCTTTCATTGATACACCTCATAATTTTAATAATATTTCTGTTCTTAATTTTTCAACTTCCAGCTTTTTCCGATGTTCGGTATTACTGCCCTTTTTCTGGGCTTCTATGTATTCTTTCCGGCTTCTACAGTCAATTTCACTGGAATTATAGGCCGGGAATGTGCAAGGACTTACCTCGATTAAATCGGCTTTCATGATGGTTCTTTTGTCCATCATTTTTCCCATGTATTCCACTTTTTCCCAATGGTTTTCACGGCAGATAAAGCCAAAAGAGCTACCGGTTACGTCACGGCGCTTCACGCTCTCAAAAGCATCATTTCCCCAGGTATTGGCTGGCAAGTCTGTTTCATATTCCAGGCCTTCCTGATTGTCCAAAAACCGCAGTGTACCGGCCACGGTTGAGCCTAACGGCTTGCCTTGGTCATGGTTCCACAGGGCTTTCTTTTCGTTTTCCCTTCGTTCACTGCCTTGCAGCGATTCATCAAACGCGCCGGCGGCAATTTCCTCTAACCATTCATCCCCCCAGCAATCCCGTATAAGGGTTGGCTGGTTATATCTTACGGCAAATCCGCCAATGGTCATTTTTCCGGGTTCGTTTTCGGTTCCATCTGCCCGGACTTCCAGACCGGAACAAAGGTATTCCCTTTTTTCTTCGTTAGGTATTCCCATTTTTCTTGTCGTCCTCCTTTCCAATATCATTAATTTTCAATACACCTGAATTGACAATCAATTCATCGGCGCCGGGCTTGGCTTTGTACTGTGTCATGCGGCGGGCCTCGTTCGGCGTATAGATGCCGGCAGACACATATTTTGTCAGGATATTGGCTTGCGCCTCGGCGGTCGTTCTGAGCATAACATTGGTGTTAAACCTGAATTTAAGCCCTTTTCGGCGCTGTTCTGGGCTTAGCAGCTTCCAATTTAGTTCCTGTTCGTTTCCCTCAAATAAAATAAGCAGCGTATCCACTAAAAATGATAACTGCTGCTGTTCCAAACTGTTATTATTGGTGTCTTTCAGGTCGTTTAACTGGTACATCTTTATGCCAAAGCTTGAAGCGATCTGGCTTATGGTCATGCGCCGCACCTGTTCAAACTGGGCATCGGATAAAGAAATGTTTAATGGGCTTATGGTGTAGCCTGCTGGAACCGTGAAAATACGTCCGCTGCTTGAAAAAATGCGCTCAAATTTCTGCTGCATTTTCTTTAGGTTCTTTTCTTCCCGCATGTCTGACGTTAGCTGTACCACGGCCTTATTGGTCAAACCGCTGCCGTAAAGCTCGTTTAAATATTTCTGACTTTTCAAACCAGTATTTACAACACTTTTGACCATATACCGGTTTGGCTTGGCGTTTAATCCGTCCTGCGTAAAGGACTTTAGGTGTAAAATATCCTCATACCGGCAGTATTCCATGTCATTGCTGCCCACACTGGAAAATTCAACCATGACCGGGTTGACCATCTTGCTTTTACACAAACCGGCATCGTCGATAATTAACCGGTGTAACCGGATAGGCCAAAGGTTTAAGACCTCATCTCTATGGTTTCGTTCGATCAACGCGCAGCCGTGGCCAGTATGGTGCCGGTTCACTTCGATGGCTTTCCAAAAATCAATGGCGGTCATATAGGGGTTTGGCCGCAGTGCGACCTTTTCATACAGCGGTTCGCTCTCTGCCCTCTCATCCCCCTCGGCGGTTTCCTGCGTCAGATAACACGGGATTTTTGCCACGGATTCAGCCAGTATTTTTATACAGGTAAAATAAGTGGCTTCTTTTAAGGCGCTTTCATCAGCATAACCTTTCGCGTCGATCCCAAAAGCTTTTAACATGGCAGCCTCAACGTTGCTATAGCTGCTTTCCTCGTTTTTATTTTCCTCGACAGTTACGGTTGTTTCTCGCTTTTCAAAGAGTTTACTAATCACATTTATTCACTCCCTCCTTTCTTGGCGCTGGCAATGCTTATCCCTTCAAGAAAAAAGAATACTGCGGCCAGGTATCCGGCCAGATAGATATTCAGCGCCGCCGTGGTCACCACGGCAATTAAAAACGCAACAATGAAGAAAAGTTCTGCATTGTTGCGCTTAAGCCATTGACTAATTTTTTTTAACATTTAATCACTCTCTTTCAAGGTTTTCCAATGCGTCAAATGGGTCGTAGTGCATCACGCCGTTGGCATCGACGCAAAGGCACAGCCCCATCAGCATGGCAATAATACCGTCGATAATAAAACGGCTCTTTTTCTTACTGTATTTTACGTTTTTGGCATCGTCAAAGACCGCGATACAATTCTTTGCCATTGTGCGAAAACAGTCATTTTCTGCAATTATCAGGCGTTCATCTATCAGAAAGCACTCGAAATCGTTGATTATCGGTGTCATGGTCTGCATTCCCTGCCCCATTGGCACAATATCCCATTTTTCTTCAAGGCGGTTCATAATTGTGGGCGATCCCCAACGGTCAAAGCCGGTTTCTTGAAAATCGGCTTCCAGTTCGATTTCATAGATATAATCCAGAAAGGTTTCAAAATTAATATATTTGCCCTCTAAGGCGATCAAATCGCCGTCTTTTATCCATTTGCTGTAAGGGTTCTTGTCCTGTTCTTCCCGCTGGATAACCGTATCTTTTGGGGTGAATAGATGGGGATAGATGATAAACTTGTCGCTTAATTCATCATAGAATACCTGAACAAAGGCGGTTATATCGTGGCGTGAACTCAGGTCAAGACCGTTCCATGATTGCAGTCCTTTAAGGCTGTTATAATCAATTTCACGGGTGCAGGCATCCCATAAATCCATGTTAATAGCACCGGCTTCACCGCTTAAGGCTACATGCTGGTTTAAGAACATGCGGCGAAACATATTTTCTTGGTAAGGCATCAGCTTGGCTTTATTTGCCATGACCTCAATGTCCTTTCGGCTTCTGAATACGTCGATTCCGGGGTTAGCTCTTTCCCATTCCTTTTGATCCGTAATATCACACCCTTTCTTTGCTTCATAGATTCTGTAATAAAAGGTTGGATCATCCGCGCCGGTTTCCTGTATGGTTTTACATCGGCTGTAAATCTGTGTTTCCAGATTAAGGGGATCTTCCCCGCTGGACGCGGTCGTGATTGTGATCAACAAAGGATCATCCCACGCGCCTTGACCGGTGCCGATTTTCCCGTACATTTCATCGCTTTTTGCCTCGTGGATTTCATCGAGGCATCCCACATAAACGCTGTAGCTGTCGGCTCCGCTGGCATCGCTGGACAATACCACTAATTGGTTTCGGTTATCCTTGCGCTCGATCAGACGGCGGCTGGGCACGATTTTACAATATTTTTTAAGCGTTTTGTTGGTTTCGATGAAATAGGACACTGTTTTATAAAGCTCGCCGGCCTGCTTTACATCATTGGCGGTTAAAACAAAAAGCGCGCCCCTGATTTTCGGCTGGCAGAAAAAAAGATAGGTGATGATAATGGCAATAATAAAGGACTTTCCATTTTTACGGGCAACGTTGATATGCACTTCTCTGTGTTTTCTCAGCCCTGTTTCACGCTCTTTCACGCATAAAATTTCGCAGACAATTTCAAATTGAAAGGGCATTACCTCAAAACGTGAGCTGGTGCCTTTATCGTTTCTCAGCTTCCCGATAAACTTAAATATCTTTTCTGCCTCGGCTTCATCGAAAAAATAAGTTTCATCCTCCCACTTATCTTTCAGGGCTTCAATACAATGCTGCACCCACTTTTTAAGCATCATGGGCGATCATGTCCTCTAATTCATCGTCGTAATTTTCGTCAATTAGAACCATTTTTTGTTTGTTCATACGCGATCTTGAAGCTGGGGTAAGCCCTAATTCTTTAGCGGCTGCCAACATACGCTCCTGCGCTTTATTGGCAATGGCGACTTCTGGCCGCTGCTGTATATAGCCGTTTGGCGTTTCAAAAGTGAAGCCCTCAGAATCCAGTAAAGCCTCGCATTTCTGCCACTTTGCATAATTTACGCAATAGGTTTCAAGGGTCTTTAAATCCTTATCCTCAATCTCTTTATTTTCTTCGATTATTAATTTCACGACGCGCCGCCACTCTTTTTTTGCAGTGTCATTAATCCATGTCGGCGCTGTTTTTTTCATTTTTACCCCCCCTTACCCTAAAATTTTGCTCGCACGTTCACAGAACATTGGAGAGAGCGACCGTGGAAAATGGACAAAAGTTTTTCATACCCCCACCCTGAATTCCTCATAAAAGCGCAATATCATATCATATAAAAGCCGCTGCACCTGCTTTTTGCTTTTCTTATATTTTTCGTGTATTAATTGGTGGTTGCTTTCTGTTAGATAGATAATGTTGTTCACATCCAACGCCTTTGACCAGTCCTCTTTAAGCTCTACAATGTGGTGGGCTGTGTAACCTTCTGTGATGCTGCCGGTTGTATAGTATTCGTAAATGTCCATACCAAAGTAAAAGACAATGGCAGACTGTCGGCAGCGTTCCCATTGCTCAGACTTGTAGAAGTGCTGTTCCTTCTGGTCGTTGCGCTGCTGCTTATACTTCTGGTTCCTTCTCCTGTTGTCCTGTTGCTTTACCTTGGCATGTTTCTCACAATACTGTACATCCTCTGGCAGCAGCACCCGGCATCCTGTATAGCTGCAATACTTCTTTACTGGCATCTTATTACCTGCATTAAAAAAGCGCCCTTGTTCCGGCGCTCCTCTAATCCTGACTGATCCTGTGTTCTCTTACCTTTTATCACAGTACAAATAATAACACGGTATTTCCAAACTGTCTGTGTTGTAAAATTGTGCTGTCAAAATGTGCTATGAAATTGTGCTATAAAAATGTGCTGTCAAAGTGTGCTATGAAATTGTGCTATAAAAATGTGTTGTCAAAATGTGCTATTGTATACAATCTTATCTTATCCGGCAATGTGCCTTACATAATCGTGGCTATATCCCAGCGTGTCCGCTATCTCATTCAGGGTAAAGCCTACAACGGTTTGTAAATAAAATATCTTATCCTCTGTGGAAAGCCAGCTTTCTTTTGCACTCTCTGTCGCCTGCTCAATCTCCTGCTCTGCCTGTTGTATTTCTCCCTCGACAATAACTATCTGGTTCAGTACCTCGGCCAGTTCAGTTAAGATGCTTTCTGCTTCCCGGTGTCCTCCAGTGCCTTTTATATTGTCACAGTCAAAGAAGCTGTGTATTGTACTGCCCATTGTTGGCGTGCCCTCCCATTTCAGATAGGCCGCCCGGCGTTTAAGGGTTCTATGTTTTCTGTTCAAGTCATTCAGCTTTTGCTTTAGTGTTCTCGCTTTTCTCTCTGTTTGCTCCACGGCGGCCACCTCCTAAATTAATTTACTCCCATATCCATATCCAAACCAGATAAAACGGAAAGCTACATATTGATGCCGCAATCTGTAATAGGATTAAAAATATATTGAACAATCCCAATATAAACGCTGGAATCAATAGGCAGCATTGTAGAAAAGCATCTGCTTTGTGCTCTGCTTCAAATAATTCGTTGTGATTCCGATATACATGTACATAGGCCCATATTGTTTCCAAACAGACGCAAAAATAATCAAACGGCATAAAGTATGGTATTCGATTCTTTTTCTTACACATATGGCATTTCCATGCTGTTTTCTCAAATATTTTCATTGCCCATTGTCGATTTTTATTTGCGATTATATTCATTCTTTCCCCCTGTTTTTATTGCATAAATGAAGCGCCGCATTTCTTACACACTGCCCAAACATGACCATTAAACGCGCTTTTCCCGGCCAGCATATCATTTCCGCAAATTGGGCATTGTACAGTTTTGCTCTCTCCGTTGCTAAGCTCTGCGTCTATCTGTGCCGCCACTTTCAAAATTTTCTTAGTATGATCCTGTATTTTTTGATCAATCATTTTCTTTATTTCTTAATGGTTTCACACTCGATACCACCATAGTATTTAACTTCTTAAAAGCCTTGTTCACGATATTCTCTTGTAAGATGCCGTTCAACAAACAATAGTTTAATCCAAATCTTACTTTCTCATAAATATCATGTTTTTCTAATGTGTAGCCCTGTTTATTCAACTGTTTCTCAATATCCGGGCAAAGAACGCCATACGCTATTCCAATTTCTTTTTTATTTTCCATTTTCCTTTTTCTCCTGTCTTAGCTTACAATCCATACAGTTAGGGATTATCCGGCCTTTTATGTTGGAATACCCCTTACACTTTCCGGCCTGCTGGTGCGGCCATTTCTTCCCATTTACCAAAGCCCGCTTAATAACAGTGCAGTTCTGTAATGTTCTTTCGGCCATTTCCTTACCCCTGTTTCTTAAATAAACACCGGTTTGCCTTAACTGGCTTTCCATCATGGCATTGTAATAGCCCGTACTCTTTGCATGTGCAGCGCCCGACTGTATCGCGTCCCAAACACTGGCAGTAACCACAGAACCGGCCTAAATACCGGTTCTGTCCTGCTGCCTTTCCTCTACTCCTACTGTTCTGTATATTCTGCATCTTCGGCCTCGAGCTGCTTCATGTTTACTTGTCCGGGAATACTTTTGTCCATGATGGACGGTTCTAAGGTTTCTATATCATAGGTGGTGCTTTTGGCAGTTTCCGGTGACAGCTTTGTTTTTAGCGCATAACTTATTGAAATATCGCTTCGGCCATTTTCTGGCTTCACATCCACAATAATTTGTATCTGCCTTGCCCCCTCATCGGTCATTGGGTTTTTAATATTTTTAAGAACTTCCACTAAGTGGCTCTGAAACATCTGATTTAAGGTCTTTTCGCCGTACCCATTATCTTTTCCAATATCGTTCAGTGACATGTTCATTTCTCTATATCCTCCATTTGCTGTTAATAAATTTTTTCTTACAAAATCTTCCCATTGCTGTATATTATTTTTATGGATGATGCTTAATACATATTCTTTATTGACTTCTGCTGTCCGTCTGGCCTTTTCTGCCTCCAGCTTGCTATTAAACCGGCGCTTGATTTTTTTGCCTTTAATCCAGATGGCCGCCACCCATTTTTGGCGGCCTCGTTCATAGTAAACGCCCTCTACTTGGCTCTTTGGTGTATTACTGCTTTTTTCGGCTGTCAAGGTGTTGCCTCCCTCAATCGCTTTGCTCCAACATACTGCCCATAAGACAGGTTGTGCTCTCTGGCTGCTTTTTCCACTTGCTGCACTTCCTTGGTTGTTAATCTTGGCTCTGGCTGCTTAAACTGCTGGTAATTGCGCCCGTGGTAACCGGCCCGGCACTTAGCAGAACAAAACACTTGTCTTTGTGTTCCTTTAAATTTTTCTCCACAAAACAGACAGGTCTTTTCTGTTTTTTCTACATGCTGTTTTACACGATTTTTTTCTATTCTGCATTCGCTTGAACAGTATTTTATACCTTCTGTCCCTAAAAACTTTTTTCCGCAGAAAGCGCATGTTTTTTCAATTTTTTCTCCATATTGCTTTATTCTGTTTCTCTCCATCCGACAAGCCTTTGAACAATATTTTATGCCTCGGCTCGTTTTTGTTTCAAATTCCTTTCCACAGATTTGACACTTTCTAATCACTTTTGGCCTCCTACAATTCGTATGTACATTCATTGCATTTATATACTCTGTAATGCCCTTTTACCAGCCTTTTCTTTAACGGCTGCTTATATCTCCTGCACATGTAACTTTCCGGCTTAAATCCGGGTTCTGCGAAAATAGTAAAGCGCCTGTATGGGCAATCACTTGTACAATACTTATTTTTAAAATCCGGCTTCATACTTCCCCCTTTTATCCTAAAAAGCGGATTACCTCGTTATACTGAACCCTGAATGGTTCCAGTTCCTCCGGTGTCATGTGTTTATGCCCAAAATTTCTTTGCATATCGGCCCATACAGGCCACGGAACGCAGTAAAACGCCTGTAGGTTTAAAGACACAAGCACAAAGGAGACAGCGCCCATTTCGTGGAATTGCTGTAGTATTTCCTCCTGCTGGTCGGTCAACCTGCTTTTGGCGATTCTGCCGCTCTCGCTGTTCTTTGCTTCAAAGACAATTGCTTTCCCGTTTCTCAGGCAGCCCTTATAATCCGGCTGCGCCTTTTTTTCAAAACACGCTTGGAAGCGTCCGGCCTTATCCACCTTTCCCAAAACGCGTACCGGTTCCGGTGTCTTGTGGATGATTGCTTTTCCATGTCTTGCATAATACTGGCAGGCAGCATCTATCAACTGTTCCAGCATTTTGCCAGCGCTCCTGTTTGCTTTTCCCTGCAATACCCTTCTGGTTTTCTCCTGCTCACGCTCTTTGTCTACCTTAACGGCTGCTGTTCCCCCGGTCTGATCCGGGTAATGCTCGGTGTAATATGCCTCGTTATAAATTGTTTTGCTCACTGTCAGCCTCCTGATCTGTCCGTTTCCATCCTACTTCCCACTTATTACCTTCTTTATCGGTTAATTCGTACTTATCGGCCCATATGAAATGTAAATCTTCATCTAAAAATTTTACGGGCTTTTCGGTTATTTTTTCCACTTTAACGGCCTCTGGGTATTCCTGCCTCATGATTGCCTTTACTTCCTCTACTGTTTTCATTCTTATAGTTTCCTCCCGGATAAAAATAAATCTAAGTCCTCTGTACAGTTTTCGCATAACATTAAAAATTCAATCCCGCCTTTTGGCTCTCCGTCATTCCAATTAATTATTTTTACTACTGCATTGTTTTTGCCTAATGGCACGCCGCAACGCCTACACATTTTTTGCATCATTGCTTTCTCCTGTTATAATCAAACAATATTTCTGAAATTGCTTTTACAAGTGGATATGCTTGTTGTGGAACAACGGCGTTCCCAAGCGTCATGCGCTGCTGTTTATATCGGTCCATCCCATTGGGAAACCCATCATCCATTCCAGGTACCGGGGGTTTATGTGCTGTCCAATACGTTCCGGGTAAATAATTCCTAAACTTGCGCAAAGTGCCAGACCATGTTTCCCGTTGGCTTCCGTTGGTGTTGGCTTTCGAATCGGTTTGTAATCCTGGCTCGCTCTTGGCGATGCCAACAATAAATACCCGGTATCTCTCATGCGGGGCCGCGACAGCGTAAGCCGGGAGATTGAACGTCCGCACTTCGTAACCTTCGTTTTCCAGGTCGGCGCATACAGTGTCATATACTGTTGATAATACGCCCTGCACATTTTCTCCAAGGACGAAGCGGGGCTTAAGTTCTCGGATGACCCGACAGAACTCTGGCCACAAATGCCGTTCATCGTCCGCGCCTTTTCGGCTTCCGATAACACTATGTGGCTGGCAGGGAAATCCTCCGCTGATAAGGTCAACTGTCTGCAATCCTGTCCACTGTTCAAAACTTTCTCGTGTAACATCTTTAACATCCCTCCATCTCGGCACATCCGGCCAGTGTTTTTTTAATACTTTTGTCGGAAAATCGGCAAACTCGCATTGCCCGACTGTTTCAAAGCCTGCCCATTCGGCCGCCAGATCAATGCCTCCTATTCCGGTAAACAAGCTCAAATGTGTCAATTCTTTTTCTTTCATATTTCCATCAATCCAGAAGTAAGCACATGATACTACAATCCTGTAAAATCTCCTCTGATTCCTTTCCCCTATCCGGGTCTAATTCATCCAGGTACACACCATTTATACAACTGTGTCCTATTTCTCTTTCCTGTTTTGCCCGACGTTTAAATACTTCAGGAAAATCTTTTCTTATTTTGTTCCAGTACCACATACCGCCTTTTATACACCCAATACAATTATTATTAGGGTATCCTAAATCATACATTTTTGGCCGCTTCACTCCTAGTTTGCACAATAACCCATGACAATCGCTCTTGCTTAACCCGTTCTCGATTAACGGGAACTCGTGCTTAAATTCTGGCATAGACTCTTCTATCCTTTCCGCTCTGTGTTTTTCTGAAACGTCGTATCCCCACACATATGTTATCGGCTCATTTTGCTGTCTTTCCCATTCTTTTCGCACCCTTCTTTTTAGAATTTCTGTGCACTTTGCACCGTAAGGGCTGTTGATAAACCTGAATTGTTGTATGACATTCTCCACATTTCTATATGGGCTACTTATTATATTTATTTTTTTATCTAATACTTTTTCACAATCGCTCAAAAAACGCATGCTATCTGGATGCTGATCTTCTATATGACAATACATAATTTTTTCTATATCCGTTGTTAAATAACATGCAATAAATGAAGAAACTCCTGTACTAAACCATGCTACTTTCATTTTTTCCTTCTCTCTTTTATCTTATTAACTCTAATTCCATTATGTTATCTGGTATCAAAAGCCAGTTTCCTAAAACCTCTTTTAAATTCTGCGCCTCTAACAGCCAGCTATTACAATTTACTTTAAGTTCCTGTATGGCTTTTAGGTCGATTGAATCATTAAGCGATTTGTCGCTTTTGTTTAATTGTTCCTCTACATATGCTTTTTTGCTGTTGTACTCTGGTATTTTTGTCTCCATCTCGATATAGGTTCCTACACTTAATAAAATCCAAACTATGCCAATAGCCACAGAAAGAACACTTATCATTGCACATCCTGTATTCCAAAATTTCATCGTTAACAATATAAAACCCACTACTACTAAAATAACTGCTAAAATTAATCCGTACATTTTGATTCTCCTTTTCTACTCTACTTTTCGCATACTGTAAAACTGGTAAATATAACCGGTGTCGCCCTGCTCACACTGGTAAAAACTATCTTTTTCCAACATATAGCCTTTAAAGGGTTTTGGTGCTTTTGACCAGCTTTCCCTTTTTACGATCTTCTTTTTAACCACTGGCTTTTTTAAATTCCGGCTCGCATTCCAGCGCTGTTTAAACGGCGCGTCTGGCTCCCTGAAGCTTTTTTCCGTTTCTTTTATAAGGTATTCCGCAAGGTCTTTGTACTGGCCCGTACTGTCCAACTGTACATACTTTGGCCGTCCATATTCCCAAAGCTTGTTAATCTCTTTTATCGGAACCGCATTATTAATAATGAGATGGTGATGGATGGCCGTATTTTTATACTCGGTCACTGAAATATACTTAAGCTCTGCCCCATGCTTTTTATAAAGTGCTCTGAGCTTTCGCATAAATTTTTCTAGGGCCTTTCTAGCCTCCCCCGGCGGCAGGCGGTCTTGTTTTCTGTAGGTTAAAATCAGATGATGGTCACCTTCCCCAAAATTGGTGTTGATGATCTGCGTTAGCTTTCTTTCTGCCCGCCGTTTATTGCGCTCCTGCTGCTGTTCAGTTGTTGGCTGCTCTTTTGGCCTCCTTAATCTTTTCCGGCCGCCCCTCGCTGCCCCTTTCTTTTTTTCTACTTCTATCACTTTTCCACAATAGGTTATTTGCTGTTCATAACTCATTGATAGCTCCCTCCGTTATGTCGGTAAGTTAATCCCTTGATCAAGCTTAAAAGCCTGAATTTAAGCCGTTTCTCGCTTGCCTATTATGTGTAAAAATGCTATAATAGATACAAGCGATTTGCTTAAACGACCGTCGGCTTGCAGGCTACAAAACGGTCGTTTTTTATTTGTATTTTTCCTTTATTTTTTCTAATCGCTGCTGTCTCTGTTTCTGGATGGCGTGAGCGCATTTTGGACAAATATAATACTTTTGTTGGTTGAACACTGACACGTTCCAAAGCTTCCCGCATTTTTCACATTGCTTATATTCTGGTTCCACTTTCACGCTGCCGCCGCTTCCACTGCTTCCACATTCGATATTTTTTTAATGCGAGGTGCACACAATACCGTAAACAGATAAAAAAAATAAAGGCATAGCAGCATAGCAGACTACCCGTAAATGCAAAGAAAATAATTTTTCCTGCCATTGTTAAGCCATCCGCGATACGCCCGATCAGAATAATAAAGGCGATTGCCATATAACCAACATCAATATTTTCATATCCCATTTTTATGCTCCTTTTCCTTGCTGTATTCCTCTAATCGTGCGTTATAAAGGGCCGTGTACACAATTCCTCCCATAATCAGGCAAAGAAGCCACCACGGGGAACATGTCCACATGCCGGTGCCCATATAGGTGTAAAAACTTAAGATTCCGGTTAAAATAAAAAACGAGATAAAACAAAATACGGCATCCTTAATCAGTTGTGCTTTCATTTAAATTACTCCTGTAAAATTGGCCGGGTATGTCTGCCCCCGGCCTTGGCAAAATAGTGTATCCTTGCGCTTGTGCCACTCCACAAGCCTTTCTTTGTTTGTTTAGTTTTTAAAGAGTTTTAATAATTCATATGGAAAGTATCTTTAGAAAAAAAGTATTTTATGGTGGCCTGTCGATTCGGCGCTTAAAGGCCATTCCCTTTAATTTTGCGCCGCTTTTCTGTGTTGCCTTTACACACGCCGGCACCGGATCAGGCTTACATGTCCACTTTTTAAATTTATGGTACAGACCTAAGCAGTGTGAAAAAATACTATATGCTGCCCCCATGCTATTTTTTGTCCTTGTGCTTTTTTTCCATTTCCTCCAGACTTTTGTCAAAAACTCCGATGGTAACACAAAGACCAGCCTGCGCTTTTTTCAGTTCGTCCTCTAACTCGTTTTTTTCATCAACGAGTGTAGAAGCCTTTAAATCAGCCTCATGTTTTTCATGAAACAGCTCTGCCAGCGCATCCTCTGCTATATGCTTTTGATCAACTTCATGCCTCAATTCATCATCTAAATAAAGCATACGGTTCATTAATTCAATTTCCACACTGTCAAAGTTTTCGCTTTTTACTATTTTATAAAGTATTTTCCTTTCGACTTCTGTTAACATTTCTTTTTCCTTTCTATCCTTTTGATTTAACGGCATTTAAGTAAATCGGCTTTCCTTCGTTTTCTTTAACCCATTCTCTTAAACCATCCCTTGAAAAAAACATCCGGCTTCCCTTTTTTTCTTCTGTAATGACCGGAAACCCTTTTATTTCCCTGCCAAACTGGTAAAGCTTACTTGTGGTAAGCCCTGTAAATTCTGCGGCTTCGTCCACATCAAGGACTAAGCCATACTTTTTTTCTTGTTCCTTTGCATTATTCAGCTTTTTAAGCTCTGCCAAAATTGAAACCATAATATCTTTCATTTCAATATTTTCTAAATTTTCGGTTTGTTGGATTAGTGCTAATTCCATATTCACAACCTCTATAATTTTTCTTCATTTTCTTTACTAAATAACTTTGAAAAAAGACCTGTTTTTTCAAAATCTTTTGAATTTCGCCTTCTATCAAAAATTATCTCATCATCTTTATCACTTCCAAATATTAGGCTATCTATTTCATTCAGCTTTCTATATTTGCAATAGCCTTTTTCTAAATATTGAACAGCTGGTAACCTTGGTATATTGTTTGTCTTATTCCACGCTTCACCAGGTAGTAAAGACAAGAAATTATTTATAGTTCTTTCTTCATTTGCCATACTGAATTTTACAGCTCCATAAACCGTGCCACTAAAATCACTATCTGCTCTTACTAAACGCTCATCTTCAATCACTGTTGTATACTGTTCATAAAACATTTTTACTGCAATAATTGATAGACAAGCTAGCTTATTGTTTTCGTCGCGCTTAAGCACTTCTAGTGCATTTTCCTTTAATTCCTCCATAGCTAGTACTGCTTTTCTCCAACTCATGTATATTATTTCTCCTTAAAGTTTTCTTCATCCAAAATCAATCGAATTTTGTCAATGGCATTTTCATAGTATCTAAACGTATCAACTTCTTTCCTGCCACCTTTTGTTACATCCCGGTACCACTCACCATACTGTGGTATCTTTAAATTGTATCTTGTGGCTGTACGTCCTATCTTATTAGGTGATACACCCAAAATTTCCGCTATCTCTGTGGCAGTATATGTTTTACCTTCGACTTTTGGTAATGGAATTAATTCTTCTCCATTAATGATATTCGCTGCTTTAGCTATCATAATTTCTTGGTATGTTTTAGAAGTCGTTTCTGTCTGTGCCATTTTAAACAATAGCTCGGCTTTCCTCGTTTCAGCGTTTGCTACCCTGGCTCTGGCATTTAATAATTTTGTGTTTTCTGTTGAATTTTCTAAATTTACTTGAGAAATTTCCTTTTCCAGGTCGATTAATTTTTGGCGGATTTTCATACCGATTTCTGACCGCTGAATCATGGCGAGGTGTTTAGCCATATCGAGAGTGAGAATGTGATTTTTGCTTGGTCTACCGCCGTTTTGAGGTTTCGTCGATTTTTCGACGAAACTAAAATAATCTTTTTTGTCCTCAAATCCGTATTCGCACATACGAGGGAACCATTCTCTATAATTGGCTTTTATGCAAAGTCGTTCATGTAGTTCTCGACCAATCACAACTTTTTCTCCCGTATCGCTCGTATATACCGGAATAACTTCACTATTAAAAATTTTTAATGCATTCATCTTTTACCTCTTTTTTAGCAATTCTTTTGACACTGCTTTTTTCGATTTCCGAGTATTTAATAATATTTTTCACAAAAGTGTAAATTCGTTTTAGTAAGAACTCGCTCTCAGTATTTCTTATCATTTCAATTGTTAACTTCTTGTATTTCTGTTTGCTCGGCATAATATAACGGCCCCTTTTCGGTTGATTGAATATTTTCAATTTGTTCAATATTTTTTATCCATGTTTATGCTGTTTTTCAAAATTCAAAGTCACTTCCCAGCCACCTACGATCATCCTATTATTTTTAATTAATTAGTCTGCATAATTTTATGCACCCCCATTTATTAATTTTTTATTTTGTTTTCTATCCTCTACCGTTTCATGGCTTTTTATTTCGCTATAAATATGCTATACTATCTGTATCAGTTCACTAAATTTATGAAAGCAGGTGTTTTTATGAGTCCAATTACAAAGTTTGATATTGATGACCATGATGTTGATACTCTTCTTTTTTGTATGAAATACATGAAAGACTATCCTCCTGAAACTTTTACAACTGTTGAAATGCTCCGCAATAATAAATGCATCAAGTCTGCCTCTGAAAAACTAAAAAAACATAAACGAAAATTTGACAATGGTGAACTTTCAATTATGTATGGAGCTATGACTTTTGTTCGGCTTTTGAATGATAGTCCAAACAATTTCCCTGAAATTCCAGATGATGTAAAAAAGGCTTGCTCTGATCGGTCAAAATCTATCATTTCTTTGATGGATTATTTTGATGACAATCTTTCTGGTTCCGGTTTCCACACATATAGTGAAATTGGAGATTGATTTTCTTTTTATTTCCAAAATTTTTATTCAACCAACGCCGAATTCGTTCTTCGGCGTTTTTTGTTTTATCCTCCATCCTCTACCTCCTAACTGGCCTGCGGTGTTTGTATATCACCGTTTTTTTGCCGTTCAATATTAATCATCTCAGCTGCTTTCACGAAAAGATCAACTTTTTCAATGTCAGCATCGTTTAAATTTTTTATTCTATCGAACAGTTCAGCCGCCCTTTTTTCTTTTTCTTTGGTTAACATTTTTATCACCTCGCTTTAATATATTTGTTGCTGTGCGATTATTATATATCTCTTAGATTAAAATGTCAATATAAGTTTTTTATTTTTTTGTTGCGTGGTGATATTTTATGTGCTATGATATGTTCAGGAGGTAAAAAAATGAATGATTATGAACGTCTGAAAGCATTGAGAAAAGCTCTTTGTATGAAGCAAGGAGATTTTGCAAAAAGAATATCCACAACACAAGGTCATATTTCAGATATTGAAAATGGTAGAAAATTACTATCTGAAAGAACTATAAAATTGATCTGTCTTGAATTTAATGTTAATGAAGAATGGCTTAGAACTGGAAAAGGCGAAATGTTCGTCAATGTTTTGCCCGAGGACGAACTCGGCGCTTATCTTGGCAAAATTGGTACTGGTGATTATCCAGAAATCGAAAGAATTATAAAGGCATACTTCCGTTTACCCGAAGAATCTCAACGCGCGGTCGATTTGTTTCTCAAATCACTTGTGGGTAATCCAGAAGATTAACAAAGAGCAGACTGTTACATCTGCTCTTTGGGGCTAAGCTATTTACTTGTCCATTTTTAATAAACTACGTAAAAACGACCGTATTCTCAGAAGCAGCGCAAAATTGTCGATGTCTTTGATCATTTTAATGATTTCTTGCTTGATTTCATTAATCTGTTTCATCATATTTCCTCCGACTAAATATTTAGCTACGGCCGTTTCTATACGCTTATTGTATATGGTTTCACAAAACAATTCAAATTTATTGCGACAAAAACATCATCACAAAAAGAAAACATTTTCATTCTTCTGAAAATATTGTATAATATTCACAACAATATTTTAAGGAGGATTATTATATGTTTAAAAAAATTCTATTTGTTATAGTGTTTCTTGTGGGATTACTCTATTGTTTTTACAGCTTACTATCTTTTTTTATTGGTGATTTAATGACATTTTTCTTTATGTTTATCCCTGGAGGTTCTATTCTGTATCTATGGTTTATGAACAAAAAAATTCTGAAATCATTGAATACTTCAAAAACAACTCAAAACATTATTCCTAAAGATAGCCTCCCTATTGAAAAAGAAATTACTACTAACGCCACACCAGACATTATTTTAAAAGATAGTTCTCCTGTTAAAAAAAATATTACTACTAATATCGCATCAGCAACCAAAACAACAGCCACTTCTTTTTGTGATGCTCCAATAAAAGAAAATGCTGTCAGTGTTACTTATCCGCTCCCTTCTGAGCGACTAATCGGTAAAAGTGTTTTCTCTTTTCCCAAAAACTATGTCATGGTAGATGTTGAAACAACTGGTTTAGATCCTTCAAATAACGAAATAATAGAAATTGGTGCTCTTAAGATTACCGACGGAAATGTCATTGACTCTTTTAAAACTTTTGTGAAACCAATTAATAGTATTCCATCCAAAATCACAAGTATTACAGGTATCACTAATAACATGGTAGCCGACGCACCTTCAATTAAAACTGTTCTCATGGAATTTAAATCTTTTTTATCAGACAATTACATCGTTGGCTATAATGTATTATTTGATATAAAATTTCTACACGACTCATATTATAAAAATTTTGGAAATTGTGACTGGTTATCACACGACTATATCGACGTTTTAAGATTTTGCCGAAAGTATTTTAAATCTGCTCCAAACCACAAATTAACAACGATGATTGATTATCTTAACATTGATGTCAAAGAACACCATCGTGCCTTGGCCGATTGTTATGCAACACTTGAATGTTACAACAATTGCAAAGAACGTGCTTTAAAGGAAAATATTAGATTTGAACTTAACTCAGTAGAAAAATTATGTATAGATACTGTCAAGAAGATTTTAGAAGAAAATAACTTTGATTCTTCCTACCTTCGTTTTCAGCTTTCAAATAATTACTTAACAAGCTATTGTTTATATTCCCATTTGAAAATAAAAACTCGTGGGCGACTCGGAATTTATGTTATTTTAAATAAAAATGAAGTTTCAACACTTGATTCTGATAAAAATTATGATCATGCTACTAAAAGTGAACAGGGTGATTATAGGGTTTTTCTTTCGGCCGATAACCTTCGCAATGATTTGTATCTCTTACAAATGATTATTTGCGAAAGATACACGTCATGCTTAGATTCTTTAAATCAGTACGTTGCTAATTCTAGTCGTTGTAAATCAACTGTAGATTCATATCTAATTGATTCAAGGTTTTTTAATCCAAATTTGTAAAAGTTAAAAGCTACACAGATTTTTTGATAAATCAAGAGTAAAAAATAGTTAAAACTGTAAAGGAGTCGAAATTATGAGCCGATACATGGAAATAAACGGTGTTGTTGAAGTACCAGACAAAATCAGCTTGGAAATTTTTCTTTCTCAATTTATTAACTTTTGTGAAGAAAATAATTACTATTTTGGTGGCGGCACACAAGAAGTTGATGAAAATGGTATACCCATTCAATAGGCCGTAACAAATTACGTATTTTATCCTTGACACGTAACATGTTACGTGTTATAATATAAGTGTAGTAAGGAATGGAGGTAAACATGAAAAGTTATTCATCAAGGGAAGTCATTAAGATACTTAAAGCAGATGGTTGGTATGAATCAAGTTGTGATGGTGATCACCACCACTTCAAACATCCAACTAAAAAAGGCAAAGTCACAGTGACACATCCCAAAAAGGATATCCCACAAAAGACGCTTAACAGCATCTCCAGACAATCAGGGGTCAAATTTAAATAAGGCCCCTGCCTTACTCAATTTTTAAATGGAGGTTATACCATGAAAAAACGTTATGAGTATATCGCGGTTTTTAACTATGCGGATGATGGTATCTCGATTGAGTTTCCAGATTTACCCGGCTGCCTCCCCTGTGCTGATACGACAGAGGAAGCCATCAAAAATGCTAAAGAAGCGATGGGGCTACACTTATGGAGCATGGAGCAGGACGGCGACGAAATTCCAGAACCTACACCTGTTAATGAAATTACATTAGAAAAAGGTGATGTTCCTGTTCTTATTGATGTTTTTATGCCGCCGATCCGTGAACGGCTACGCACACGTTTTGTTAAAAAAACACTTTCTTTGCCGGCGTGGTTGGCTGCGAAAGCGGATGATGAGGGCGTAAATTTTTCTAAGGTGCTTCAAAATGCTTTAATGGACTATTTGGACGTTCACCAGCAATAAAAAAAGCGCCCCTGACATTTGACGATGTCTGAGGCGCTGAGATAGGGCACATGGCCGGTATCTCCCAGCAATGATATTGTACCATGCCTGCCCGGTATTTTCCAGTAGTACCGGGCATTTTTACGCCCTAAATCTGAAAGAAGGGATATTATGGCTCGAACAAAATATAAAAAGAAGGTAAAAAATGGAAATACTTACTATTTCTACAGGCTTAACCACAAAAACTTAAAAAGGCCACGTGACTTGTACGGTAAGACTGTTCAAGAGCTTGTAGAAAAAATTGATTCCCTTACCTATCAACTTGATCGAAATGTTACCACAACAAAAGTACGCTTTGGCGATTATATGAAAAATTGGCTGGATAAAGTTCATGGAATTAATAAAAAAGCCGGAACAATTCAAGGTTATAGCAGTCTTTTTGACAATTACATTAAGGACAGCAGTCTTTATAATATCCAACTCACAGACCTTACCGCACTCGACGTTCAGGATTATCTCAACAGCTTGCTTCGCAAGGGAAAAAGCTTCAATGTCGTTTCTTCTGTGAAAAAGCTGATCGGCCCTTGTATCCGCTACGCTTATACACAGCAAAAAATTCTTGTAGACTTTTCCCGTTCCATTAAAATTCAAAAGCCATCTGAAATTGACGATGGTACGAACGTAAATCCCATGACAAAAGAAGAACAGGAAGAATTTATAAAGGCGATTGAAGGGGCTACCTATGAACCGCTTTTTCTGATGGCTCTTAATACCGGCGCGCGCGTTGGTGAACTGCTGGCCTTAACCTGGGACGATGTCGATTTTATAAATTTTGAAATAAAAATCACTAAAACATTAGAGTACCAGAAAGACAAAGAAACGAAAAAATATATACACATCATTAATTCGCCAAAAACTAAGGCCGGGAATCGGACAGTCCCTTTCCCAGAATTTATGGCACCGTACCTTAAAAATCTTCGTGCAAAAGAGCTTGAAAAGAAAATGCGCCTACAAAATAAATACGCAGACCGCAACCTTGTCTTTGCTAACCGCCTTGGCGATTTTTTAAACAATTCCTCGGTTCGTGTGTCGATGGATTCCATACTTAAAGAATCTGGGCTACCTCACTTCCGTTTCCATGACCTCCGTCATACATTCGCCACCCGGCTGTTTGAACTCGGTGAAAGTCCCAGAACGATTCAAACAATTCTAGGCCATACCGATGTGGCCACGACACTTAATATCTACACCCATGTGCTCAAAGACCAAACAATTAAGAGTGCATATAAATTGCATAAACTAAACGATGAATTTCAATTAAAAAACCTATAA